CATTACACAGGCTGGGAAAACGCCCCCGCAATCCGTACACGGACCCCACTTCAAGATTGTCAGCAATTCCTTAAACACCCTGAACCTTATCTCCATGTGAAGGTTTTTACTGTCCCGGCTGGCCTGGGTTTTGCTATAGGAGAGCCTGGATGCCAACGCCCTGGGCGTGTTGTTTTGTATCTTGGTGATGGCCTTTCCGGCTGAAGTGGCGTGAAAGACCCTGCCATAATGCGTCGCACACAGCCCTTTCGAGTCGTGATTCTTACCACAATCTGGAACCTCACAGAGCCTCACGGTAGCCTCCTAGATTATTGAGTCGGAGGTACTGTACCAGACTCCTGGCCTTGCTGCAAACCGCCTGGAGCTGGCAATGCCCCTTGAGATTGATTGGGCGGCTGCCCGGAGTCCGGGATAACTCCATCGCGCGTCAGCTGTGCGATCAGCTCCGCGTCCTTGCGGCCCTGTTCCTTACCATGCGCGTGACCCTTGCGGCGGATCTCCGCGGCGGCCAGCGCGTCTTTCCGCTTGATCTCGGCAGCGGTCTCTTGCCCCTTGGCCTGGATACCGGCCTTACTCTTCATCTGGATAGCCTGGACGGTGGCATTGGCGGCTGCAATCTTCGGATCTGGTTGGGGGGCCTTCGCGGGAGCCGGCGGGGCGCACAGCGCGGCGACAGCTCGGGCTACCTGGTTCTCGATGTCCTGCGGCAGCGGCTTGGTGGACTCCGGGTCATTCGGGTCGAACGGCGGCAGCGGCACGCCACCCTTCTGCACCATCTCCTGCTCAATGCGCTGACGGTACATCATCGCGAAGTGAGCGCAGACGTGCGCCTTGATGACTGGTACAATGCGCTGGATAGTATCTGGGTCATTCGTCGCCATCACTTCCTGGAGGAAGTTGCCGTGTATCTGCATGTGAGCCTGGTGGTCCTGCTCAGGGAACGCGGTCGCGGCGCCCCCCATCATAATAGTCTGGTTCTCGCTGACGGGATCGAGGCGCTGCAAGTCGTCCTCCGGGAAGTAGCTCTGCCAGTCGGGGATACGCATGGCCTTAAGCATGCTGCGAACAGCGCGGATGCGCTTCGGCTTATCAAAGAGGTCGGGCTGATCCTTAATCAATGCCAGCATCGCCTGAGCCAGGGCGATCCGCTGGACGTTGGAAAAGATGTTTGGATCGCTGACCGGCTTGATATCGACGTCAGGCGCAAAGTCACTGCGGAAGATTTTCTTCGGCTTGCCGGCGACCTTAAACGGGTACTCGTCAACGTGCATGTACCGCCAGTTGCAGTAACCGATCATCCTAAATTCGCGGCGCGCAGCGTTGTGCAATCGCTTATGGAGACCGGAGAAGACCTTCGAGCCCTGCTCGATCAGCGCGAGGGTGGTGCCGACAGGGCCGGTGTTGCTGGCCTCGCCTACCATGGCCTCGGTCGTCGAACTGAACTTCTCTATGCCACTGACGAGAATTTCAAGGGTGCTGAAAAGAGCCGGGGTGGGCGGCTTGAAGTCGGGAGTATAGAAGGCCTTCGCCATCTCTTCTGCCGTCATATCTACGTCGATCCAGGTTCCGGGCGAGAAAGTGACTTCACCACTTATACGCGCGTCTTTCGATTTGAAACCACCCTGTAAGCTGGACGTCTGGGCGCCGTCGAGCAACGCGCGGAGAGCGCCGCTGGCCGCCCTGCCCAAGCTGCCTATGATGTGCAACAGACCCAGGCCATAGAAGCCGAAGCCAGGCAGGTACTTGTAGTGCGTGAACCAGACCTGCTTGTCGCAGTCCTCGTCATCTTCCGCCCATATGCGCTTGACGCTGACCACCACGCCGGTCTCCCATTCCCAGGTGATGGCGTACGGCTTCTTGAATTTCTTCTCGGTCCCTTCCTTCTCCCACTTGAACTCCCACTCGATATGGGTCTCCATAAGGGTCAGAATCTGATCGTCGGTGTGGTAGGCCTCGCTGCGGTCGTCGCTGGTGTCCTGCAGGCGTTTGTTCTCATCGGCGAGCTGCGTGACCATGCCCTGGGGGAAGTTGTAATCGGTGAACTCACCCTTGTCGACGGCGCGCTTGAAGTTGTTCATCGACATGGTGTATCGATGCGTGTACCGGGTGGCTGTCTTGAGGCTGCGCGCGAAGTAGGGGACGATGAAGTCGTCGGCCGGAATGAAGCGTGAGCGGGTGCGGCCTATGATTGGGTCAATGGCAACCTTCTTGAAGGCGCTGCCGGCGTATGGCAGATAGAACAGCATCGAGTCGGTGTCGGAGTAATATTCGTCGTCCTCCTCGGTCAGCTGGTAATTCATGTACTCTTCGACGCGCTCGGCGCGGTCGGTATCTTCCTGGGATGCGTCGCCCTCGGTACCGACCTTGACCGGGCCGTCAGGCGGCAAGATTTCTTCCATGGCGCGGGCCTGGAACTGAACGATGGCAGTGGCGATGGCCGGATGGGTAACCGCAGAGGCGCCGTGAAATGCCGTCCGATCCTCGGGCACGTCCTCAAGGCCAATGATCTCCAGGCCCTGCAACATGCGCTGCTCCCACTTCGCGCGGGACTGCAGGTCGATGTCGATGTATTCTCTGAGCGTGCCGCCCAGCGCGCAGCGCTCGTTGTCGCTCATCTTCGAGGTGAGGTCGGCGTCAAATTCCGGGTCGTCTTCCTGCTCGTCGGTGGTGTCCTCTTCGTTCAGAACAACTTCGATTCCACCTTCGTTGCGCGTGACCTGCGTGCCGTCTTCGGCGTACTTGGTGCTCGCCGGATCGTCGTCATCAGGCATATCCTCCACGTTGGAGTCGTAGCCCTTTTGAATTGGTTTCGCCATTGTCACTGCACTCTAAAACTACTGGATGCCGCTAGTGCGGCAAACGATTGCTCTGGCTCTGCAAGGCTCGCTCACCAGGTAAACCAGTTTCTTGCACAGGCCCAGCCATTCTACAGGCTCCGAATATCAGAGGCCGTATTCAGCCAGGATAGAGGCGTTGAGCACAGCCTTGGCGAAGTCTGTGGCATAGCTCACCGCTTCCGCGTCGGGGCCCATCCACATCATGAATTCCTTGTGGTCCCCAAGCACGACCACGAGCGTCTTGACCTCGTTACGGTGCTCGGTCAGGTACTTGATTACCTGGTCAATGCTGTCGCAGAGTTTGCCTTTAAGGCCGCCTATCGGCACCACGTTGCTTGTCATTTTTCTCTCCGGGTGGAGACCATATTATACCCGACCCGCGAGCGCTCGATCAGCCGTAAACTGGACCCTTCCTTTTGAAGATCCGCATGGTCCCATCTTCCTTCTCGTCTTCCCAGCTCTTGAGCTCGCCGCGGCGACGCGCCCACTGAATACCCATAGTGCCTGACGACACGTAGTCATCATGTGTGGCATGGGGGAACTCGGCGAACTCGTCAATGACATCCTGGCAGCTATCGCGGTCGAGATAGAACACGCAGCCGTCCTCGAACATGTCGGACACGATGTTGACGCGCTCCACCAGGTCGATCTTCGTTCGCCCGCCGTGATCAATGCTGATTGGGCGGAGCCCGCGGATGCCGGCGCGGCGGAAGTCCTGTATCAGCGAGATGCCGCTGACCTTCTTCTCGATCAGGGTGTAGTCAGGCTTCCACTTCATGTAGTGGTCCTTGGCGACCTTCTTCAGTTTGAAGTATGCCACCCGCCCCTTCCAGGCGCCGAGGAGGATGGCGTAGTTTCTCTCGGGCATCTTCACGCTAATCAGTCCACGCTTGCCAGTACGGTCATCGATGGTGTCAACCTCTTTGGTTTCCGACCATCGGAAGATGCCCCAATCAGTACGCGCACTGAAGTCGGCCTTCTTGACCTGCTCCTCTGACATCGCGGTATCCCAGCACGTAATGATCTGGTCGACCTCTGGCGGCGGACCATTCCACATGCGCCACATGTCCTTGGTGATGATATTGCCGCCACCGCCCTTGCTGGTCTGCTGGAACTGCAGCCAATACTTGGCCTTCATGGTCTTCTTCAAGTGGGCGCTGCGCTTGGCGTCGACGCGGTCGGGGCACAGCAACTCGCCTTCTTCTTTCCTGGGGTCGGTGAAAATGCGCTTCTTGCTCGGCAGCCGCGTGACACAGCGGCGCTTCTTCTCGAACTCGTTGGGCAGCGTAAGGTGACACACCTCGCGCATGTCGGTAGTGCGCTGGATATGATCGAAGAGATCGTTGTCAGCAGTGCGCTGACCAATGACGGCCCAGCTGTCGCGCATCTGGTCGTTCATGCGATTCTGGAATCCATTATCCCACCAGTCGCACGTCTTCTTGACAATTACCGGCGACTCGGTCTCCTGCGCGTTGTGGGGATCGTCCACCAGTAATCGATTGCCGCCGAAGCCGGTAGTGGCGGCCTCGACGCTGATCGCGATGCGTCGACCACCCTGGTTATTGCTGTACTGCTGCTTTAGCTTCTCGTCATAGGCGAAGCTGATCTCTGAGCCCCAGCGATCCATGAACCATCGTGAGTCGATCAGCCGGCGTGAGGCCAAGCAGTCCTGCTTCGCCAACTGAAGGGCATAGCTCGCCGTCAGCCACTGGGTCTTGGCGTCTACCAGCCAGTCCCAGACCGGCCAGATGACGGAGCACAGGCGCGACTTGGACATGCGCGGCGGCAGGTTGCACATGAAGAAGCGGATCTGACCCATGCTGATGTACGCGAGGTGATCGCATATGGCATCCATATGCCAACCCCATCGCAGGAAGGCGGTGTCGACTACGGGCCACGCATCCTTCGCGAAGGCTCGAAGGTCGAGCCGAAGTCGCTGCGCCTGAACTTCCGTCAGGCTGTACCCGATCACCGGAGTCTACATGCCGTGATCAGTAGGCGAAGCCGTTCCTGGGCGGTCGTGATCTCGCTCTCAATGAGGGTAGGGTGAATCAGAAGTGCGCCGACCGCGTTCCGGTGCATAGCCAGAATGACGGCGGCGGCCCTGACGTACGCCGTCTTGGCGTCTATGGACTTCATCTCGTTGACCGAGTCTTCCATCCAAAGAGTCGCGAGATAGGCGTTGAGTAGGTGGAAGCGAAGGTGTTTGCGGCGAGCGCGCTTGTCTGCAATGTTGCCGCGCCTCATGTCCGCAAAGAGCATGGCGCTTCCAAGCATGAACAGGCACTTGTCCGCGTTTTCAAGAACTCTGCCAACCGGGGTGACCGACACCACCGCGTTCACTTCAAACTCCGGGCAGCGCCCCTGGCAGCTTCGGTAGCGCAAGCAATCTTTCACGCTTCGGCGTGACCAGACCGGCTGCGCGTTGCCGCGGGCCAAGGGTCATTGGAGTCATGGGGTTCGGGGTCTTCAGGGCGCCGCCAGTGACCGGGTCAATGGGGTTCGGGCTGGAGCCTGTGTTGCGTTGCCACATATCAGCCGCCGCCGGCAGAGATACCACGTTCGATGTTGGCTGTGGGGTTCATGAGCTTCTCGCCCGCCGCCGCCATCGTTCCTGGCAGCGAGGACGTCGGAGATCCCGGTGAGGACTCGGACGTCACGCCAGGGCGGCCCTGGTACGTCCCATCGCCTTTGGCGGCAAGGGCAGACTTGAGGGCCGTTTTAAGGGCATCCCCAGTGGCTGGGCCAGCTACCGGGCGTCCATCTTCTTTCCCGGAGCGGCCCATTATCGGCTCTGCTCGCCGGCAATCATCTGCCCGGCCATGTCAGGAGGAGGGGCTACCGAGGGCATAGGCGCGGCCGGGGGCGGCACTGGCTGCCCTACCTTGGCGCTCTGGTTGAATTCTGTCGGGTCATTGTGCCCAGGGTAGCCGGCAACCGGCGCGTGGTTGGGCACATACTGCTTGGTCGGGGTGTGATCGTGTCCGTGGCGTTTCATCGCGGGCCCTTCGTCTTGAATGAGTGGTTCTTGCCGTGAGCCGCCGGGTACACGTACGGGTGGGCCATGTGCTCCACCTGGGTCATCTGCTGGGCCGGGTGCGCGCGCTTGCGGGCGCGGTGATCATTGTCGACTGCCTGACCCACAGGAGCGAAGTGGCGGCCAGTTACCGGCTCGGGGAACTCGTCACTGACTTCAGGGCTGTTTTTTTGGGTTGACACTCTTCGCATCCTCGTATATCAGCCGATGCTCCTCAAGTGAGGCATCGGACTTCAATGTGTTCGCCCTATATGATATCACTCTTATGTTGTCGGCCGTGTAACCGAGGTTGGGCCTTATTCTGTCGACGCTAGGGCTGCCGCGGTGGACGTTGCCATCACCCTTTACTATGGGTATGCCGAGAATAGGACAAAACGAAGGAACGAAGATGTCATCCTTTGTAATGGAGCACTCCACGCCGTATGACTTGGCGCGGCTCCTGGCTCCGTAAAGAAGTGTTATCCGAGGGTCTGACAGGAGCCAAGACACCTGCCTCTCGTTGATTCGGTCCCGGTTAATCCTAACGTATTCTTTTCGTTTCATCTGGGCCACCAGGAGGGCGCTGGAGGCGCTGGAAGGTTGTGAGGGCACGCATGGCAGCCTGGGCGATGGTAGCCTGGCCAGCGGCGTCGTGGAGCGCATAGTGTGGAATCAGGCCAGCGGACTCAGTGGATGGCACATAAAT